AATTTATATTTATAATATATGAGTGACGATTTATATGAAACAACTAGTAATGGTTCATCACCGAGAATTCAAAGAATGCCAGAATATTTAACTTCAAGTTATGATTCACCACCTAGACCCCGTTCATCATCTGGAAGTAGTATTGCTGCACCTCCAAGATTAAGAAGACAAGGAGCAAATTCTCTGTTAAGATTACAAAATCGTTCTAATACCTTGCCTTTTTCAGAAGAAAATCCTAGTGGTGGTTCTGGTTACTCTACACCTTTTATACAGAGTGTTCCACTTACTCCAGAAGTTATGAGTCAAATTGTACAATCTATTCGTTTATATTATAAAGACCCAAAAGCTTCTGGTTTGCCATGGAATATTTTAAGGTTAACTAGAAATTCATTAAATTTAAGAGATGGAACAATATATACCATTAGTGAACAACAATACAATGAATTAGATAATTTAATAAAACATTTTACTATTGGCGGAATAACTGGTGGAATAATTAAAGGAATAACTGGAGGAAAAAAATATAAGAAATCTAAGAAATCTAAGAAATCTAAGAAATCAAGAAAATCCAAGAAATCAAGGAAACACAGAAGAACAAGAAGACATAAATAAAATAACTAAAATATAATTATAATTATATCATTATAATTATATGGATTTGTGTAAATATAAGGATATTTTTGGTAAACCAAATACAGGTGCTCATAAATATAGATTCTTAGGAGTTGCAATAATTGATGTTATTTTAACTATTATAGGTGGTTATTTCATTGCAATATTCTTTAAATTACCGATTTTGTATACAATTATTGTATTATTTATTTTAGGTATAATTGCGCATCGTCTTTTTTGTATAAGAACAACAATTGATAAATTATTATTTCCAAATTAAAGAAAATTCCAATCTCCATTATCTATATTTTTTGGAATTAAAGCGCAATCGTTTTGTAATTTATCTTTATTATATTTGATTTCATCTATATCATAAATATCAAGTAATTTATTAATAATTGGTTCTCTCATGATATCTTCTTTAGTTAATTCAATTAACTTGATTCCATGATTTATATCAGTATTATTATATTTTATTGATTGTTGTTCTTCATAAATCTTCCATTTTTTAATAAAATCATGCAATCCTGAATACTGTCCGACTTTATCCGCTTGTTTCAAATCTCCTGTAATAACCATCTTACTACCTTCTCCAATTCGTGTCGTCAACATTAACATCTGATTTGGCGAACTATTTTGCATTTCATCGGCAATAATAAACGACTTCTTGAAGGTACGACCTCTCATAAAACCTAGAGGAGATATTTCTATAATATTATTATACATCATATCATCTATATCTTTTTGAGAATAAAACTCCATAAATATATCCATAATTGGTCTTATCCAAGGATCCATTTTCTTGTTCATTGTACCTGGTAAATAACCGATTTCCTCTTCCACTGGAACTACTGGTCGGGTTATTATTATCTTATGATACTTACCATCTTTGTATTCTTTTATTGCGTTATTACAAGCCAGAGCTGTTTTGCCTGTACCTGCAGGACCAATTGAAAATACTATTTTAGTTTTACTATCATTTAAGCATTCAATATACTTTGCTTGGTTTAGAGTTTTTGGTTTATAAAATTGTTGTTCAAATAATTTAAGATTTTGACTAGTAGAAATATCTTTCTTCATAACAATAACAATTCTAGAGCATAATTGTGGTATATTGAAAATTGTAATACACAAAAAAAGAGATAATCTAATAAACATATAATAGTAATAGTTATTATTCTTCTGATTTTGATGTATTATTTATTTGTTGTTTCTTTTTTATTTGAAAATATCGTTTAAATTTCTTTATTCCATCTAAAGTATAACCATCACTTTTTCTAAGTGGTTCTAAATGATATCCATGTATTCCAAGAATCTGTCTAACTAAATTCAAAAGAGGCCAACGCTGATTTATTTCTGCACTTTTTTGCAAACTTGTTAGAGTTGAAGAACTGTAAATTTTTTTCATCATATTTATTTCTGTTTTTACTTTCTCATATTTTGCATAATCTAATAATTGTTCTCTTGGTATAAGTATTTCATTTAATTCTTCATCAGATTCAAAATGGATACCAACCTCTCTTAATAATTTTTTAGTAATCTCTTCCATTACTAAAAAAATATAAATTATTTGTAAATTTTTATTGCATTGAATAAATCTAAATACCAAATTCAGGGATGCTAAATCCAGTTGATGTCTTTACATATTTAGCAATAATTTTAGGATTTGGTTTATTACTTACAATATCTTCTACTTGATAAACATTGCCATTTTTATCAATATAATAAATAATACCTAATATATCCTGTGCCCAAACTTCAACTTTATGAATTTCCTCCTCGGTCTCTTCTTGATTATCAATTAATCCATGAGGTAGCCCCTTCATATGTGTACCACAATAACTACCATCCCTTTTTCTTCTAGTACATCGTGAACCATTTGCACGCTTTGCACAACATACTTCAAATAATGGTACAACATTTTTAACTCTTTTTCTTTTTGCAAAATCCTCTTTACAGAATGTGAGCTTTTCATAATCATAAATATATTGAAGCATTGCATTCATTCCATCACTCTTTAAACCTAATAATTCAGCTTTATCCCGAATATTATCCTTGAACTCACAAATATATGCATCATGCTTTTTGCCTATTCTCTTCTCCATTATAACTTCTTTATATTGTTTATAATATTAAATTAACTTTAGCTCAATTTTTTTAATATATATAAAACCTACTTAAAGAACTACATTAGAAATATCTTCACTTTTTTGATTACTTTTAGAATCATTATCATTATCATCTTTTGGAGGGATTAATTCGTATATATTTTTATTTGCCAAATCAATTAAATTAAATATTGATTCTTGTTTTTCTTCTTGTTCTTGTTCTTGTTCTTGAAAATTAATTGTAATAATATCTGAGTTATCTTTTTTATAATTTGTTTCACTTTGATATTCATTTACATGATCTGGTTCTAATAATTCTTTTATTGGATTTATTGGATTTATTGGATTTATTGGATTTATTGGTTTTTTGAATTTTGCTTCTGAATTATCATTATCCTTGCTATCAGTTGTAATTGCTGATAAACATTCATCATTTATTGTTTGTTTTTCAAGTGTTGATATATCTTCTAATAATTCATCTAGTTTATTTGTATTTGTATTTTCATTTGATGGTATCTTTATTATTCCCTTTAGTTTATCTTCTTTTGTATTATTTTTTAATTGTTCATTTTTTGGATTACTTTTATTTTTTGTATCAGCTTTAACATTATTAAATTGAACCTTAGGACTTGTTATTTCTCTTTTTACAGATTTCAATTCTATAAAATTTTCATCTATTTTATTTTTATTATTATTTACATCTAAATTATTGTCATTATTTTCAGAACCTGAATCCGTTAAATATGGCTTATCTGATGCATCACTACCAGAACGGTCTGAACTATTTGTTAATGAATCATCACTGTTTGTTTTATTTTTATTATATATTTCTGAAGTTACACTTATATCATCATTATCAGACATATTTGATTTCAGACTTTTTAATAATGTCTTATCCTTTATCTCATTTTTTAATGTATCTAATGCATTCTTTTTTGCTACTTCCGGTTTTTCATTCTCTTCAAATTTTATATCATAATTCAATTGACTTATTAATAATTGTATTTTAGTAGTAAAACGCTTCAAATATTTAGTATGTAATTTATGAAAAAATTCTATGTATGTAACAAATAATGCTACTTTCTCTTTCATCACAGTGTTATTAAAATTAAATGTACTCACAAAATTATCTATATTTAATCCAGTCTTATTTTTGTTCTGGTAATTCTTTAAATCGTGCTCTTTACTAATTAAAAAACTACATAATGAATGTAATATGCTTATATTTAATTCATGAATTTGTTGTATTATTGAAAAATCATATTGTTTAAATGGTTCTAAATCCTTATATATTGGAAAATTATTATTTAATTTTATTAATTCTAATATCTTCTTATCAGTTACGTTTTCTATAACATAATCTATTATTATCTTATGCAATTTATAATACTCACAATACATACGATTTGTTATTGCGTTAAATAAACGTTTTATATCTTCATATTCAATATCTATTAATTTACCTTGAAAATGAAAAGAATCCAATCCAAATATAAATAAATTATTTTTATTATTTTTTATAAAATCATCATAATTATTCTTGAGTTTCTTTATTTTTTGTTCTAAAAGAATAAATATATTCACATTTTCTTCCTTTAATTCTATTATTCCCGAAAACTCTGTCTTCAGTTCATTTAAACGGTGTTCCATTTCCATATATTATTTATATATATTTTCTTTGATTTTTACTTTCCTTTGGATTTCTCTCTAATTTTAGAGATATGTAAATAATAACTCAGAGAGAATAAGTTATCAAATTATCAAAATTATATTTTATTTGTCTTTATTATGGAAGTAACTCAGAATATATCTAATGAGAACCAACCTCAGACCCCCAGTGATAATAATGCGATTATTAATATTAATAATGATGAACACCAGGATAATATTAGCGATAATGATTCTAAAATAAATAATTTAATTGCATCGCAAGATTGCGAATGGAGTGTTGACCATGAACGCATACTTGTAGAATGGGCGGATAAAGCCATGTGTTATAGATGGCTTCATTCTAAATCTAATTCCTTATATTCAAATTTAAATGCATGGTATACTATTCCATGTATTATCATTTCTACTCTTGCAGGTACTGCAAATTTTGCACAACAGCGCGTTCCAGTTGAATATCAAAGTATGTTTACAATGGTTGTCGGTGGAGTCAATATTTTAGGTGGAATTATTAGCACTATACAACAATTCCTTAAAATAACACAATTAAATGAAGCACATCGCGTAAGTAGTATTGCTTGGGATAAATTCTATCGTAATATCAAAATTGAACTCGCTAAACACCCAAAAGAGAGAATGCATGTTATTCAAATGCTCAAAATATGCAAAGAAGAATTTGACCGACTTATGGAAACAAGTCCTGTAATACCCGATAAAATTATTACTCAATTCAAATCTTCCTTCAAAAATAATAATGATTTTGAAAAAATATGTAAACCCGAGGTTTGTGATGTTCTTACATCTACTGAAAAATTTCGTAACCCTTGGTTCAATGAAGATAATAAAATGTCTCGTGATAATGAACTTGAACAAATTAAACAAATACGAAATTTAAAAAAACGAAAAATTAATGAAAAAAATATTGTTACTGTTAATGATTTTAAAAAGTTATTTTTTAATCTTAATCAACGAGAACCTCTTGATCAAGAAATTATTGATAATTTAAGTGATAAAATAGATCTAAATACTCTTAATAGAATTATTGAAGACCTAAAGGCCAATGATGTAAGCAATAAGGTTTAATTACTTCCTTCTCTTAATATACCTTTTGGATAATCCTTCGGAAGAACAAAAATACTTATTAATAAAAATAAATAAAAACCTATATAAGTTCCATATACATTTGCACCTATTCCATAAAATTCCAACAAATTTGTTATCACATAAGTAAATATCATTGAAAACCCAAATATTGATAATAAGTTTGTAAATGATAAAGCCATATATAATCATTTAAGAAATTAAAAATCATTATATATCATATACTTTCCCTTCCATTTTTTTCCATAAAAATTATTGTTATTATCTTCTTATATTTTCATTATATGATATGTTAATGGCAATTGCTGTTCATATTCTTTCACTACCCAAATTGGCATTTTCATATCTTTAAAATCACCCAACTTTATTTTACCAACATAAATACTATCATAATTCTCGCTCCATAATCCATCTCTATCTGAAATTTTTATCATTTCCCTTACTAATTTATATTCATCTGTTGTTGTTGTACTATCTTTTAATAATAATTCTCTTGTGTGCACAGATTTATCTGGTTCGTCTACTTCTAAATTCATAGGAACCTTCATGTTACCTAAAAATAATGATATTCTTATTAATCCCTTTCTTTTTCTCTCTCTTTCTCTCTTCATCTTCTCTATCATATTCTCATAACTATAAAAATAATAATATTTTCCAGCAAATCCCTTTAATAAATCTCTGCATCTTGATACTCCAAATACTGATATAAATTCAATCTCTTCATCATAACCATCTGAATATACTACAACAGGTAACTCACAATTAATATTATTCTTATTTTTCAAATAAATCAAACCATCATTATTGATAAATAATGTTTTCACTTTATTATCTATTTCATAATTACAAACCTTACCTATATTTATTATTTCATGCATTAATGTTAGCCAAATATCATTATTCTTAGTTAAACAATGCATTCCTATTTGTGACCTTGAACAATCATAAAATATATAAATCTCGTCATCAAATACTTTGAATCCCTTATATTCATATTGTGATATCTTCATATAAGATAAAAATATGACCTCCAATATTTTAATACATTTATTTACTAAATTATTAAATGTGTTCAAACCTTCACAAGTAATAAATGATAACTTATTATTTGAAGATTTCATAAGAAAATATTGAACAAAAGGTTTTAATCCTTTATTATTTATTTGATATGGTAAAATATTTATTTTCTTCGGGAAATCATTATTTTTTAAATAATCTGCTAAATCATAACTCAATATATTTTCTATATTGTACAAATATTCAGATTCATATATATCATCATCATTTCTAGATTTTATAATATTAGTTGAAGTTATATCCTGTATATATTTACTTAAATTATTAAATTCTTTTTCAAAAATTGCATATTCATGATCGCTATCATCATTTTCATCATTTTCATCATCTATTCTTCTATGTCCTCTTATATATTCCTTGAAATTATTTGGGTAATTCTGAATATTCATATTTAATATATTATCATAATTTTCATTTAATATTCTTTTAGGTAACATTTATTTTTATTTTTTGTTATATTTTTTATTTATCTATTTTACGCTTAATTGTTTCTTTTATTTGTTCTTCTCTATTGTCCATTATAAATTTAGTTACTTCTTCAGCTGTTTGAGGATTACTCTTATAATATTCTTGTAAAACTGACATTAATGTTTTTCCATTTATTGGTTTTTTTACTTTACTTTTCTTATACAAGAGAGAACCACCATTTATATCAAAACAATCAAGACTATTTTTTTTCATAGTTAAAACTAAATTTTCAGTTAATGTCTTTTTCTTTTCCTTTCTCTCTTTCATCTCTTTTTGAAATCCACTGATTTCATTATCTAACTTTATCCATTCTTTAATTAAATTTACTAGTTCTTCTTTCGTTTCCATATATAATCTTAATAATATTTTTATATTTAGATTATAATTTATAATATATTCTTATTTATTATCATTTTCATTTTTATTTTTATCTAAATTATCAGCATCCGCATTTATTTCTGAGTTATTTTCAATTGAATTATTTTTTGATGCATGTAAATTATAATGTCTTTTACATATTCCCATTAAATAAACTTTTCCTTTACACTGATGACCTTTATTTTGTCCATATTTTATCATATGTATACATGTTTGCGAGCTAATTACTACGTTTTCATTCTCATTTTGTAATTCATCAGTATTCTCATTAATATTATTACCATTATTATCTGTTTCTGTTTCTGTTTCTGTTTCTATTTTTATTTTCTTATTTTTATAAACTTTACAATCCTCTGTATTATTCATTTTCTTTTTACTAACTTTTTCTTCTTTTGCCTTTTGTTTCTCTTGTTCTTTTGCTTCTTTTACCTTTTGTTTTAATTCTTCTTTTAATTTCTTCACTTTCTCCTTTTCTTTTTGTTTTGCTTCCTGCTTTTCCTTCTTTTCAGCTTCCTTTTTCAATCTACACTTCATTGCATGGCAATGATGTTTACAATATTTTTTATTATCACTTAATAAGATGACATTTATAGAGCAATATTTCATTTCTTCACTGCCCTCTTCATGAAATGAACATATACCAATTTCCCATCCTGGTGGTGGTTCAGGAAGTACATTTACACCTAATACTTTCATTTCTTCTCCCATACTTTCATAATAAGGTAATAACTTCTTTTGTTTATGTCTACAATATGGACATCTTATCTCATTTTGGGTTAATCTGAATGCTTCTAAATTATTAAATTTTTTTTTATGATTTTTGATATCATTAAATAAAGGAATATAATTGAATTTATGATTACATTCTAAAGTCACATAATTCTCTGTTAAAGGCTCATTTGTTATTAAGCAAACATCATTTTTATATTCATCCACATTATCTAACGATTTATATAATTCATCATAAAAATTCATATTTCCTTCAATATTATACTTGCTCATTTTAGTAACTTCTACTATTAATTTTAAATTTTATTTTTAAATTATAATTTAATTATTATTTTAGGGGGTTAATATTATATCATGTCACCTAATCAATGGGGACCACCTACATGGGCATTATTTCATACTCTTGCTGAAAAAATAAATGAGTCTGAATTTGCTGCATTAATGCCACAATTAGTATTTTTTATTAGAAGAATATGTAATGTTTTACCTTGTCCTGAATGTTCACAACATGCTACTTCATTTTGGAAAAAGGTGAATGTTGCTGGTATAAAAAATAAAACAGACTTAAGAAATTTACTTTGTATGTTTCATAATATTGTTAATAAACGTAAAAATAAACCTCTTTTTAATCACGATAATTTAACAGATACTTATGCTAATAATAAAACTGTTGAAATATATAATAACTTCGTTGCTGTATATCAAACAAACGGAAATATGAAATTAATTGCAGATGCTTTTCAACGAAAAATGATTCTTCTACAATTCAAAAAATGGTTAATGACTAATTTTCGCCATTTTATTTAATTTTCGTCATTTTATTATAAATTTTTCTTTAAATTTATAATATATGAAAAGTAATCAAGAATTAGAATTTGAGTTATGGAAAAATGTTGAAGAATTATGTAATAATTGTAAAATTATGTGTTCTAAATGTTTAGATACTAAAAAATTATGGAAATATGAACAAAATAATAATACACATATAATATTATGGTGTACAAAATGCTGTGGTGGTGCATTAGATAAAACTGTGCATTCTAGTAAAGAAAAAGATATATTAATGAAAATGGGTGAGTATGATAAAGAAATTCTTATTATGGGATTTGATGATAATACAGCTGGTTATAGGTTACAATTATTGAAACAATTACAGACATATATAATTGAAAAAAATAAAAAAGAAGAAGAAATTTTAATCAATAATATGTTAATTGAGTTTGATGATGGTTCTAATGAAGAAAAATTTGATAAAAGTGAAATAAAAGAATATTCTAAAAATACAAAAAACACAAATATCAATATTGAAGTCGGAAATATTATGAAACAAATTGTTCAAGATGTAAAAGGTATTCAGAATTTTTCAATTGACAATGTTCAATTCAATTTTGAGTTTAAGTTATTTGATGTATTATTAGAACAAACTGTTTGCAAAAAAGTAGAAAATGAAAAAAAACATCCAGTATATTTATTCTTTATAATTTCTGTAGAAAATTATTCTAAACTTTATAAATGGATTGATTGCTGTGGAGTTATTTCAAGTGAAACAAAAATTACTATTAAACAAATTTTTCTATATCCAAAAAATAATAAAGCTCTTGAAAAATGTGATAAAATGATGTCAGATATTACTAATAAAAAAATAGATGATTTATTAGATTTTTACAAAAAATGATATAAAACTAAAATCCTATATTTATGTATTACTGCTTCCTACTAACTCCCCATTTTTATAAACTGAGCATTTAAATGTTTGTTTCTTTGGCATAGTGCAAACTTCTTTACTACTTGATACCTCATTAAAAACTAAATAATCTTTTAAACCCAGTGACATTATTGCTCCTAATACTAGAACTCCTACAACACCTCCACTAAACATATTCAAAAACACATCTACAATTTTCATACATCCTTGATTCATTAATAACCAACTAATTATTATAAAATATGTCAAATAACCACCTAATGCCAAATAATTATAATCATTATTATAGAACATTGGTGTAAATAAATATATAAATGTAAATGTAGCAATAAAAACAATATATCCTACATTACTATACTGACCATATTGCACCATAGTACAAAAATCTCCCTTTGCAAAAAATTTCGGTGCATTCATCAAATAAAGCACAAATTCTCTCAATCCTGAAATTATTAGAAATATTATTAAAAAAATAAATCCTTTGGGGCTTTGAAATATAAATGTCATGCTAAAAACAATTAACGCCAAAATAACAGGAGAAAATACTGACATAAATTCTATTAATTTCCATGGATTTGATAATGATAATGCCCTTGGTGTTAATTTATCCATATAATAATATGTTATATTATTTTATTATTATATGTTTCAATTATTCATCATCTAAATCTTCAAAAATAAGTAAAAAAACTTCTTTTATATTCTTTACCTTATTGAATTTAATGTTCTTTATTAATTCATTATCTTTATGTTTCTCAATAAAATTAATATAATCCTTTTCATTTTCTTCTGGATATATAAATTCATTTACTCCTGCTTTCATTCCACCTAATATTTTCAAATCAAGTCCACCTATTTGTGTTACTGACCCATCTAAGGATATTTCTCCTGTTATTCCAATAGTATTTTTAATTTTTTTATTCATAAATAAACTATATATAGCAGTTGTTATTGCTACACCTGCGGATGGTCCATCTTTCGGTACAGAACCTTCTGGACAATGCACATGTATTCCATCATTACAATATTCTTCTTTTATGTATTTTTTTTTATTATATTGAACTAATTCCCAAGCTAATGTTAATGCAACACTCATTGATTCCTTCATAACATCCCCTTGCATTCCTGTTAAATGTAAATCCAAAAACTTATTACCTGGACGCCATTGCACTTGTATTGGTATAATTCCACCTTGACCCACAGCATTTGCCCATAATCCATTAATTATACCTATTTCACTTTTTTCATTTATTTTTTTGATATTTATTTCAGCTTTATCTTTAAAATATTTATTTCTCACATCATCAATAGTTATATTTATTTTATCATTTATTAGTGAAATATTATTATTTTTTAATATGTCCAAATTTATTTCTCCAATAATTTCAAATAAAACTTCTTTTAATTTACGCACGCCAGCTTCACAAGTATATTCATTTATTAAATACTTTATTACTTCATCTGGAATATTTATTACATCTTCTAGTCCCATTTTTTTATATACCTCTGGTAATATATGGTTCCTGGATATGATTAACTTATCTTCTATTGATAAATTATTAAATTTTATACGATGTATTCTATCTAATAATATTTTATCAATTGCATCAACATCATTATAAGAGAGAATAAATAATGCTTTTGATAAATCTATATCTATTCCAGTGAAATATTTATCTTGAAAACAATCATTTTGTGCAGGATCTAATAAATGCGTTAAAATACCAACAATCTCTCTTCCATGTTCTGTTTTTGAGATTTTATCAACTTCATCAATCAATATTATTGGATTCATACATTTATTATCTATCAATATTTGAACGATTGACCCCCATGTTGCACCTACATAAGTATAGTTATGTCCATGAAGTGTACTACCATTGCTATCTCCGCCCATTTGAATCATTGAAAATGGTCTACTTTCTCCTTTTTCATTCTTCAAACAGTTTGATAAACCTCGTTTTGCGAGAGAAGTTTTTCCTAATCCAGGCGCTCCTTCAAATCCAAAACAATAACCTGTTTGTTCTCCATTTATCCACTGTCCAATAATAATTTCTATTTGTTTTTTTGCGTTATTATGACCATATACTGCATTATCTAATATTTCTTTTACATTCTTGATATATGTTTTTATTTCTGTAAAATTATTATTTATCTTTTCAACTGAAAATTTTATTTTATTGTTTAAAAATAAATATTCACAATATTTTCTCTCGTTATTACTTTCACAAAACTGAAAAAATTGTAGAATTTGTCCTTTAATATCCTTTTTTTTAGAATTTGATGCTTTATTTATCTTGCTTATATTCAGGCTATTATCAACTATAATTTTATTTATTTTTGTTGCAATTTCTATTATTTTTGATTTATTATAAGTATCCAATAAATTTATATCAAATTTCAAATTATTTAAATTTTGCATAATAACCAAACTGTTATATTTTTCTTTTATTTCATTTTCACCTTTTTCTCTCATGATATCAATAAATAATTTATTATTTTGTTCCATCAAATTCATAATTGGTTCTTTCATATATACATTAAATGGTATCTTTAATAAACCATCCAAATATTGTCTTGCTTTTGAACCAGAATCCTCTGATTTTGCTTTTACTTCTTTTAATTTCATCATTGCTTTTTCTTTGACATTATCATTTACCTTTAATAAACAAATTTGTTGTTCCAATGGTATTTTATTTAAATCAAAATTAGATAAATCATTATTATATTCTATTGTCTTTTTCATTGCATCTTTAAAATATGTTTTTATTTCCCAAGGAAAGCTATCTAATATCATTGTTTGTTCTGTAGTATCAATATAATTATTATTATCATTTGAGAGAAGGTCATACAATAAATAAGCCAAATATTTATTTTCATGATTTACCGAGTTTATTAATAATTGAATTATTGTATTTCTCTTATTGAATAAATCACATAATACAAAATCCTTTACCAAATTAGCGAGGGTCTTTTGTTTTAAAACTTTATAATTACTTAAAAGGCCTACATATTTTTCATATATATAAGAACTATTATCATTTATTAAATAATCCTTCAAGGTAAGAGATTTTATAAATCTTTTAAAACATTCATCGTTGAATTCTTGATCTTCTGGCAAATTTTTATCAATATCTTCTTGTTTCTTTTTTATATATGAATTATTCAAATAATCTATTTTGATATTATCTAAAATGCCATAAATAATTAATTTTTTGTTTAATGCATGATGATATAAATGTAATTTTATTCCATTTACCTTTAAATAATAAGGTTTTACATAATGTGAAATATCTTCACAATCTAAATTTCTCATGTTATCAATATTTGAATCATCTATTATTGTTACTGTTTTTTTATTGTTTTCCTTTTTAATAAGTGTATTTATAACCTTATAACCTGTAGGATGAAAATATTTTCTAAGTAATTCATATTTACCTACATCATCATATGGAGTTAAAATATTATTATTACCAAAACAAATTATGAAAAAATCATCTAAGGATTCTGTACCATTTGTTTTAAAAATAAGAGATAAATCATTATTTATACTTTGAAGGCTTGATGTTATTTCTTCTTTATTAATATTTTTTATATTATTCAATAAATTGCTTATTTTATCGCTTACATTATTCAAATTATGAATGCAATCATTAACATCACTTGTTCCTAAAATATCTTGTGATTTATTTCTATGAATATTTATTAATGTTTTTTGAATAACATCTCTAAAAAAGGCACACTTTTTCTCTATTATTGAAATTATTTCTATTAATTCATTTGAGGATTTATTTGAGGATTTATTTGAGGATTTATTTGAGGATTCATTTGAGGATTTATTTGAGGATTCACTAATTTTTAAATTTTTTTCTTTCATATTATTTATATTTTTATTATTATATTCAAATTTATACATTTGATTTTTGTGGGGATATGGTGGGTTTCTTTAAATACCTTTAAAAATAATATATTTAAGCCAAGGGCAGTCCAGGGTAGGCATTCTTTAAATTACTTTTAAATTAATATATTTTAAATGATATTAAAGATTTTCAATTAATTTCTATAGAAAACAATGGGAATACCTGCATATTTTTCATATATTGTTAAAAATCATCCATCTATCATCCAAAAATTAATTAAAGGTGACTTTGAAGTTAATAACCTTTATATGGATTGCAACTCTATTATTTATGATGCTGTTAAAACTATTTCTGGAGAATCAATCAATCAAATATCCAGCAATATTATTATTCAAAAAGTTATCTCCAAAATTGAGGAATATATTGCACTTATTCAACCTGATAATTGCGTTTATATTGCATTTGATGGTGTCGCACCAGTCGCTAAATTGGAACAGCAACGCAATCGTCGTTACAAATCATGGTATCAAAATGAAATATCTAAAAATATATTTAAAAAATCTTATAGCAATGAATGGAATACAACAGCAATCACTCCTGGCACTTTATTTATGAGTGATTTAAATAATATTATTTATAATCACTTCAACTCACCTACTATTCACAAAAAACTCAATGTCAAAAAAATAATAATATCTACATCTCATGATTTTGGAGAAGGGGAACATAAATTATTTGCACATATTCGTAATCATCCTGAAGATCATAAAGAACAAACTACTATTATTTATGGACTTGATGCAGACCTTATTATGCTTTCTATTAATCACCTCCCTATTACTAGCAATATCTATCTCTTTAGAGAAACACCCGAATTTATTAAGACAATTGATTCTTCCCTGGAACCAAATGAAACATATATACTTGATATACCTCAACTCGCAAACGTTATAACACTCAATATGAATAATGGCTCTCCTTTAACAACTGAACAACAAAAAAATCGCATTTATGATTATATTTTCTTATGTTTCTTCCTTGGCAATGATTTCTTACCTCATTTTCCTGCTGTAAATATTCGCACAGCTGGAATTGATAAACTACTAAATGCATACAAGGCCACAATTGGTAACACTAATCAAAACCTCACTGATGGCAAAACTATCTACTGGAAAAATGTAAGGACACTAATCAACTTCCTAGCAGAAAACGAGGAAACATTCATTATTGATGAACTTAAAAAACGGGCGAAATTTGAAAATAGATTTTTACCTACTGAAACAGCTGAGCAAAGATATGCCAAATTTGAAGCTATCCCTACTTATGAACGCGAACTTGAAAAATACATTGACCCTAGCAAAAATGGTTGGCAATCTAGATATTATAAGGCACTTTTTAAAATTAATAATGACGAAGAACGACTTAGACAAATTTCCCTTAATTATTTAGAAGGTCTTGAATGGACTATGAAATATTATACTACTGGATGTGCAGATTGGAGATGGCATTACAAATATAATTATCCTCCATTGTTACAGGATATGATTAATTATATCCCTTATTTTGAAACAACTCTTATTACACCTAACGATTATAAACCTGTTTCATCACTTGTACAACTTGCTTATGTATTGCCTCAGAGCTGTCTTCATTTGTTACCACATAAATTATGTAATAAATTAATGAATCTACATCCTGAATGGTATCCAATGGATTGCGAATTTATGTGGGCTTTCTGTCGTTATTTTTGGGAATCACATGTTGAACTAGCTGAAATTGATATTGTTGAACTTGAAAAAATCGTAAGCGAATATAACGAAAAGAATAAACTTCAACTCTTAAATTTGAAAATTAATGATGATTCAAGTGATGAAGATTGCAATTAATCTTACATATTGTTAGATATTGTTAGATAATATTGATTATATAATAATTTACATCCTTAAAAATTTATATAATCAATTCCCTATATTATGTAGTTGATTTTTTCCCTTGTTTATTATTTTTCCTGTTTTTTCTAGTTTTCTTGGATTTTTTAGATTTTCTTGTTTTCTTATGTTTGGAACCGCCACCTGCAGGAGACTTAGACCTGGTAAACCATCCTGTCCTGGTTTTTTGTTGTACTGGCTGTTGTACTGGTCCACCCCCACCAGTTCCTCTATCTACACTACTCATATGACTAGGTGGAGATTGTGGTATTTGCTCTTGTTTTAATATTTGAAAGAATAATCCTATAAAGTGTGTCTTTCCACAATGGTCTCTACCACCAAATGATATTTGGTCTCTATAACCTTTATAAAATTTATTATAAAAATTCCAATCCATTGTTAGAATTGGTCTATTCCCTATATTTTCTGGTCCTTCAGGATTTGTAACTGATGGAAGATTACTACAATCTCTTGTTGTTACTCCACTTGCTTCGTAAAATCGCTTACCATAACTTTTATTACGACAATTTGTTATATTCTCTCTTGATATAACTCCTGATGTTGTACCAAGAGTTAAAGCAGATGTTAAATGCCCTAAACCATACGATGATATTGAGCCATCATCTTGACCCTTTTCCAATTCATGTAAACATGGTAATACAATTACTTTTAAGTTATCTATATTAATAACCGATACATTATAAATTTTTCCTCCTCTCTGTTGGTATTCCATATTTGGATCCCAAAGTGGACGAGTTAATGCTTCTGTTGAAAATTTAGAATCACTTCTATTTCTACTAGGATGTGTATAACTTCTTACACCAAATAAAAACATTGCAGCTGTTTGTTGTGTTCTTATCAAATCAGATACACAGAAATAATCTATTGAAGAAATACCATTTTGTTCTGCCCATTTTGCCCAAGAATTACCTGCATCTCTTGCCTGATTTTCTCCTGCACTTGTTAAATCTGTATTTATACGAGGATTATATACAACCTTCACATTATGTTGTGCTTGTCCATGTCTCATAAAAAATAAATTATATATTGTATTCCTGTCTAATTCTGCTTGATTTATATGAAAATATTGCATCATCTGATTTGAATTTAAATACATTGTGAATTTTTGAAAAACAATATCATTTGGATTACCAGTATTCTCTAGTGTGAAATACTTTTTAGATGTTTTCCTTGCAGCAGGGTCACCTGGATAAACCATAGATAATTCAAATTTCCATTGATCATTATATGATGTCTTATCCTCCTTAAATATCTTCAAATATAAAATACATCCATTGAAAAATTGTGCTTTCATATCAATTTGATTCCTTCCAAGAATTTTATCAAACCTTCTCATTATAGATGTTCTTAATCTATCTTGATGAGTAAAAAAAAACGCAGTTATTTGTTTGTCTTCCATATATTATCTTTATAAAATTATATTTTAATATGGTATCTTATAATGTATAAAAATTAATATATCATTATTTATTTATTAAATTTGTAATTGAACCATTTATGTCATTCATCTATAAAAATGATAATATCAATGAAATATAAAGATTATTGACATGTATTTAGCTCTTATAACTTTAAAAACAATAGATTTCTGCAATTTATGGTCACCATTAAAATTTCTGGAAAAGTCTTTTAAAAGTCGGAATCCCCTTTTCAAAAATGGACAAAAATAAATGTCCAAAAATGAAAAGGGGATGTGGACTTTTGAAAAAAAACACAGAAATTCTAATTGTGAGCATAATGCTCTTAATTTCATTTTTCCATAAAAAGTTTGTGAGCATAAATTTTTTTATATTTTAAGGAGAAAGTGCTTAGAAACATTGTGTGTATATATATTAAGAGACATGAATGTGACAAACGGTGACAAAAAAACCCCAAAATACGCATGCGAAATTTGTGACTTTAATACGTCTAACAAGAAAGACTATGACCGACATATTGAGACGATAAAACACAAAAATGCCTGCTTCGTGACGGAAAATCAACAAAACAGTGAAGTTTTGGGTAAAAAAAGCCCTATATATATGTGCAAATTTTGTGATAGAGAATATAAGTCTCGCAATGGATTATGGTGTCATAAAAAAACCTGCACTGTTAATACACAACTTACTACTAGTAACCATCCTGAACTTAGTAAGGAGATGTTTATGATGCTTCTGCAGCAAAATAATGAACTACAAAGACAGATACTTGACATCGTAAAAGACGGTAAAACTATTAACAATAACATTACTAATAATAACAACCAGAGCTTCAATATGAACTTCTTCTTGAATGAACAGTGCAAGGATGCACTCAATATAAGTGAGTTTGTAAATACACTTCCATTAACTTTAGAAGATTTGGAGAATACAGGAAAGGTAGGGTATGTTAAGGGGATTACTGATATTGTTGTAAGAGGGTTGAAAGAAATGGATGTCCATAAGCGTCCAATTCATTGCAGTGATTTGAAGAGAGAAGTGATGTATGTGAAAGATAATGATGTGTGGCATAAAGACGAAGATAATGTGAAGGTTAAGAAAGCCATTCAAAATATTGGTACGCGTAATTATAGACAAGTAAAAGAATGGATAGAGAAACATCCAGAAGCTAAGGATATAAATACTAAAAAGCATGAGCAATATGTACAAATTCGGTTAAAATGCACAGGAGGAATAGATAAAGAAGAAGATGACAAGATACATAGTAAAATACTTTCAAACATTGCAAAAGTTATTCATATCAACAAATGAAGGGTTTGATGTGTTGTTGGTTCTTTAAGTTCTTTATTTGAAAATATATTATTTTATAGAGGAATGCTCTGTTTTCTTTAAGTACCTTTTAAAATAATATATTTTGCAGCGGAAGAATGTTCTGGCGTTCTTTAAGTATATTTAAAATATTTTATATTTAAAATATTTTATATTTAAAATGCTGCTTATTTAATCCAATGCGTTCTGTTTTTTTTATAAATAGCAATATAAGAACATCCATATTCTATTTTATCTATAGAATATTCAAAGACATTTTCGGTTTTTTTTTGAATTTTAAAAGGATCTATGCAATGGTCTTTTATTCCTTCTGTTGAATCATCCTTGCGCCATTGATTTAAGTATTTTGTATATTCAAAGAAATATTGTAAATGATTTTCATAATTTTCAACTATATGCTCTTTTGATTTATAACATATAGTATCTTCAACAATATATAACCCATTATCATTTAACAATGGAAATAATAATTCAAATGATTCTATTACATCTTTATTTGTATGAGAACCATCATCTAAAATAATATCAAATGAACCATATTTTTTAGTAATTTCTTCTATAAAATTTCTATCTGTTGCATTCCCTATTTCTATAAATATATTATTTTCAAAATCTTCATATGTTTTACATCTATTGTTAATATCCAAACCTAAAATACATGTAGAATTTTTAAATGTCTCTCTTATTGCTTTTACACTACCTCCATTAAAAACTCCAATTTCTAAATATTTTATTGGTTTATCTCTAAACTCATTTAACAATGTATTGTATTGTCTTGTATAATTGTGGAAATATGTATTTTTATCAGTATCATATTTATTAAAAATATCATCAAGATGTTCCATTTATATTTATATAATACATTTATTTTTAACCATAATTACGAACATTATGCGTTTGAAATGTAAAAAGGCTCTGTTTTCTTTAAGTACATTTAAAATAATATATATTAAGATTTTTACATGTAAAAGTCTAATATATTTAAAATTTGCTACTCATAAACTACTCATAAACTATTCAAAATTAAGAATACACACCAGTATATATTTGCCCATTATTAACAACAGCAACTAATTTAACTCCATCACTTGATGAAGCACAACACAACCAAGGACGACTAGAATCTCTTGCTGTCCAACTAAACATATATTGTAATTTTATAAAAAATAAAAAATAAAAAATATAATCAATATATAAGATTTATATGTTGATTAAAAAAGAAAAAAAAGGCAAAATAATGGTATATCATGTAGGTAAAAAGTTCAGCGATGAAAAAATGATGACAATGGCAGGTCATTATGTAAAACCAACTGATATTGATTTCATTATTAACCATGATGCAGATGTTTACACAGAGGATGGTAAACTTCTTCTAAAATTCAGAAAAGATGTATTAAAAGATTCTAGCGTAAAAGCATTCTATGATAATGTTATCAAATTTGCACAAACACCTACTTCAAATCGCGGTTCCACATCTGCATCCAAACAAAAAGATATTTATCATAATCCAAAAATCATGACTAATATTTTAGGATACTTTGATACTTTCTCTCCAAGACAAAAATTTATAATAAAACAACAAGGCAAAAAAATTGACTTAACTGTTCGTGAAACACGATTCAATATGGATTATCCTGATAGATTTAAGAAATTAATTCCTCTTATTAAGGAAATTGATAAACAATATGAAAAGAATGTACCAGATAAATACAAATTACAGTGTAAGAAAGCAAAACAAACACATTTTAAAATTCCTGGTACTTGCTTTACAACTATCACAACTAATGTCAATTTTCAAACAGCCTTACACAAAGATGCAGGTGATGATGCAGAAGGTTTCGGTAACCTTGTAGTAATTCAAGATGGAGAATATTCAGGTGCTGAAACTACATTTCCTCAATATGGTGTTGGTGTTGATGTTAGAAATAATGATATATTATTAATGAATGTTCATGAATGGCATGGTAATCTTCCTATGATTCCTGAAAATAAAGATGCAAAGCGTCTCTCTATTGTATGTTATTTAAGATATAATATATGGCAAAAAACAAAACATATGACAAAAAAACAGATGATAAAACATAATAAAACTGTAAGATTATTACGCAGACAAATCGGTGAATAATAATGCTTTATTATTACAAATAAAAATAATAAAACATATAATTATAAAGAATGACAATTGTAAAGAGTTGTAACAAAAAATCACTCCATTTATTTGATGGAAATAATAAACATATTCATTTCATTATTAATGGGCAATACACTTTTTTGTTTAGAAGTAAATCAACCAAGAAGTGCAAATTTTATGTTCAAGATGAAGAGAGAAAACAAGGATTGATAATAGAATTTAATAAAAAATCAGTAAAAATAAATAAATGGCCAGATGTAGAAGTTCTTAAAGACAAAAATAATAATCAAGGTTTATCTTCAAAAAAAGGTGCATATTATTGGGTAAGCATTGATGCACAAAATCAGAAAATACAGGCAGGAATTGGCGAAGCAAGAATAGAAAATGTTATATATTGTTATTTTTTTCCTAGAAACAATGATGAAGAGAGAAAACAGAATAAATCATTCTTAGAGTGTCTAACAAATATTGATTTAACATTGAATATAATCCCAATTCAATTATTGAAGGACCCAATTATGTCCAAAGTTCCACTTCTTGTTAAAGATACAAATCACCTCACCATGGATGATATTGCAAATAAAACATATTTACCAAAAGCACTATTATCTTCAGATGCTCAACAATTATATGATTGTATTTCTGGTAATAATTTTGTTTTAGACTCAATTGATTTCCCTGATTTTAGCAAAGCAATTGAATACAGTATTGCAACACCTGGATTATGGTGTCATGAAAAACTTAAAGACAAAAGCACCGAGTTTGATAAAAATAAACCCAATATTTTAGAAACTTATTTAAGAATTACATTGAATGAAAATAATGGCGAATCACCTGGCATACCTTATGTAATGGAAATATGGCCAATTGGACATTTTTCACCAGTTCATAGTCATAGTAATGCAAACGCAGTGATTCGTGTATTGCATGGTAAAATAAATGTCAAATTATTTCCCTTCTTATGTGATGAAGAAGATACTATTGAACCCTTTAATGAATCACAATTTGTGAAAGATGATATCACTTGGATTAGCCCAACTTTGAATCAAGTGCATCAGTTAACAAATTTAGATAAAAATACCCAAACCTGTATTACTATACAGTGCTACAAGTATGATGAAAAAGACACTACTCATTATGATTATTTTGATTACTTAGATTCAAAAGGTAATAAACAACAATATGAACCTGATTCAGATATGGATTTTATTTTATTCAAAGAAAAGATGAAACAAGAATGGGAATCTAAAAATATATAATATAACAAATATAAAATAAAAAGAATATGTATGGATAGTCAAGTTTTCGTTCATTTGTTTCATATACTAATTGTAGGTGCATTATTTTTATATGTTGGCATTTACAGAGATAAAATATTCAGTAATTTATTCACTGTCTTGTATTATTTAGGTATTATAATTATATTATACCATATTTATAAATCTTATATTTATTCAAAAAGTGGAAAAAGTATATGGGTAAATATAATACATATTTTAATTATTGGTCCATTATTGATTATTATTGGCTATAATAAAGAGAAAACATCGCGTAAATTTTTTGAAATATTGTTAATGTTAGGCTTCTCATCTATTTGTTATCATTTATATTACTTATTTAAGAAATAAATTTATTTTTCTACTCTTGGTAACCTTGCCAAATTAATTTCGGTCATTCCATTTTTTCTATGCTTTATGGTAACAATATCAGGATATTTATCTTGTAAAAATTCAGCTGCTTCTTTATTCATAACATGACGGTCTTTACCTAATCCGCCTTCAGAATTAAATTTCGTTTTACATGTGATATCATTAAAACGCAATACACCACCATCCATTAAATAATACAATATGCTTTCTTCATAATCTTCCTTGCATTTTATTTGTGATGAAGGTTGAAGCTTTTTTGAATGACGATTAATAAATCCACGTAATAATCCAATAATAAATTTGAGACCAGTTGTATAACCTTTTTGCATAAAAAATGGGTTGTGAACAGGATATATACCCCATATATGTAGGCCTTCTTCTTTTAAAATCTGATAAGCTTCTAGAAAGAAACCATTAATATCTTTGAGTCTAACTAATTTCTCTCCTTTCAACATTTCTAAAGCCTCAATATCATCATCACAAGAGATAACATATTCACCTTCAGGAAAATATTTCACTATGAATTTACGCTGCTGAGATATTCCGATTTTTCCAACAATAATTTTTGCATAGAGTTCCTTAGGTACTGTAGATTCATATATTTTTTCTTGAGCCTTGTTAGCAACAAATAAATAGATGGCACTTCTAGGAACTCCACCTTCTTTCAAAGTGGTTAGTGTTTTTTTCCCTACAACATCTGCACGATTATAAGTAGGAATAGCAACCACATATTTAACCATAATAATATATATTAAAGAGAGTAAAAATTATTTATTCAAAACTCATTATATAATAACTTATTTGCAATCTAAAATGTGTATTAAGTTATTAACAATATCATTATAAGTAAATATTAAGTCAACAAGTTCGGAATTAGTCAAATTTTTACAGTTTTTTTTTTGTTCATTAGTTAGAGATTTCATATTTCTAATATTATGTAATAGTTTTTTATAAGAATTATCACTTGATTTAGATTCACTTGATTTAGATTCACTTGATTTATTCATAATATAGTTATCACATATTATTTTTCTAAAATTAGCAATTATTAGTTTATATCCAACTTCTTTAATAAATTCTAAAAAATTGAAATCAAAAAAGAATAAGTAATTGAATGCACAACTTCCCCAGGAAAGCAAACAACCAATTGAATTTAAAATGAGTTTCCTTAGCGCAATCGTTCCTGTCCAGATTACTGATTTTGTTGCGAATAATGGTACTAGAATTGACCCATGCACAGCTTCAAGAAGATATCTGATTAATGCAGTTAGATGTGCTTTTAAAGAAGGAAATGTTGTAGACCATAACTGCAGCGAAGACTCGGCTGAAATCAAAGAGAAAGTAATTAATTATTCTAGTAAGCAATTTAAGATAGCGAATGTGAAACCGTCAAACATGTCATACAAAGCAGTCGCTGCAAAAATCAGTGCTTCTGTTAGCGAGAAGAAGGCGATGAAACTGGGAACAGCGTGCGGAATAAATGCGGAAGGGACAGAGCTAACCATATTCGTATTTCAAGCGAATTATCCTCATTATGGCATCTCAAAGGGCGATGTTTTCCTAGATGCGCGTGTAAAAAAATGCAACAAAGAAGGAGAAGATAACGTTTACGAGAATGTATGCTTATTCATCAAGATTCACATTGCGGTGATTCTCATGACATATGCGGTCATTATTCTGAATGCATACTTTGGAGTATTTTTGCAGAGAGATTACATGATACTTCAGAAGCGCACATTTGAAGCGTACCAAAACATGGCTACAAAAATTGACCTCAGCTTCTTGGAGAGGATTCAAAGCCTGGAGTCATTGCAGAACGAGATATCAAAGATGGATTTCAGCTACTTTCACTACATTCGCAACCTGAAGAATATGAACGATGTTATCTGCTATTTTAGAGGCAACAGCAGCGACAAGAAGGCTTAAATAATGAGATGGGAGCCCACGACGCAGATGGTATGTCAGCAGATAGGTAGGTAATTAAGTAAGTAGTTAGGTAGATAGAGTTAGTTATAAGTATTTTTTACTTGAACCTTAATTTGACTTGAACTTATTTTTTGTAAAAATTAGCACTTTTCATTTTTGTTCTAATTTTTTTGTAAAAAGATTTAAAAATTGAAAAGTTTTTGAAAATTTTGCTTGCATGTACAATCTATCATCAGTTAACCAAGTAATTGAAAAGAATCCAAAATGCTGCCAATCAGAAGAAACAACACTCAGAATTCATCAACTCTTGATGATGACAGAGTCCAGAGAAATCTAGCCAGATTCACTTCTTTAAGAGAACAAAGAAGACTTTATGAAAACGAAAAAAATGCGGCGAGAGAAATAATCAGTGCGTGCTTGGAAAACGGAGTCAGATGGTGTGTACTGCTTGCACAGATGCAGTCAGGTAAGACGATGACATATTATTTTGTAATTGCAGAAATGTTAAGGAAAGGTCAAGTAGAGAAAGGGGTAATTTTCAGTGGAAGCGCTGAGACTGAGCTCAGGGAACAAGTGCATAAATCCAAGAAGGAGTTTTTTGTGAAGTATAAGGCATATTTAAACACTCAGCATGGTGCCGAATATACCCCAGAAGAAATCTGCGACATGTGCGATTTGATGTCCGAGATGATTGAGGTAGTCTGGTCAGCGGATTTGAAGAAGTACACTGCAAACCCAAGCCAGACCTTCTTCGTATGGGATGAGAGTCATTATGCGCAAAATACCGGAATGCGCCCAGGAGAATTCTTAAAAAAAATGGGAATTTGTCCTACTGGTGACCCTTCACACCTTGCAACGATTAACAGCTTCTTGTTGTCGGTTTCAGCCACACCATTTTCCGAGTTGAGCGACCAGGTTCACATGGAACAGCAGAAACGCGTTATTAGGATGGCTCCAGGACAGGGATATTATGGCGTTAAACAGATGATTCACAGTAACAAAATTATCGGATTCCACAAATGGCGTGAATGCCTGAAGACTGCTCTAGAATTCCATAAAGACGAAACCAAACCATCTTATGCGATTTTGCGTAAGACTGCGAAAGCTGACATCAATGAAATTTGCGGGTTTGCTGAGGCACGCGGATGGCTTGTTGTAGAGTATGATAGCGAAAAAAAAGAGATTGACATGTCGGCTCTTAACATTGCTCCTGAGAGAGATACTTTGATTGTTTTAAAAGGTATGTTGAGAATGGGTAAGCGTCTTGACAAATCAAATGTATCATTTGCAATGGAGATGTCAAAGTCGTCAACGTCTGATGTGGTGCTACAAGGTCTGCTCGGTCGCATGTGTGGATACAACGCAAATCAGGAAACTGTTATCTACATTAATGAAGGCATTCTCGCACGAGGTGATTTAGAGAAATATGTTCAGATGATGGACTTTGGAGAGAATGTAATTGTAAGTAAGGCGAAAAACTTGGCTGGTGGAAACGCAACTAGGCGCGAGGATTATGATATTATTCCACTAAAAATTACAAGTTTTGCGGTGGATGGTTCGGAAGATATTAACCCATGCTCTGCTTCTAGGGAACATCTGATTAGCGCAGTTAAATCCGCGGTTTCCAATTTTCAGATTCAGGACCTGAATGACGCTGAACAAACTATAGATATAATGGAGCAAGTAGAGAATTTTGATGAGGGACAATTCAAGATTTCAAAGGTGAAGCGCAGCAACAAGACTTATTCAGATGTTCCTCGCAAAATTTCCGAATCTATTGCAAAGAAAGTGCCGATTGAACTTGGTGCTGGTTGCTGCACTAAGGGGAACAAGGAGATTACACTCTTTGTGTTCTATGAGGACTATCCTGAATTTGGAATGAAGAAAGGCGATGTGTATTTGGATGCTCGCACACAAAAAGCATCTCGTGAACAGATAATAGATAAGAAGATTGCGAGGACAACTGGAGCGGAGATTTTCGGCAGAAAACTGGAGGAAGAACAAGAGCCAGATGTTCAGCAAGAATCACATGATTTCAAGGTGAAAATTACGACTACTACGGAGACGACACTCAAGGTGAAGAAGACACCTACAACAATCAGAGTCAACAAGGTAAATACAAAGACAAAGACCAGAGTAAGAATAATAGACAATGAAGATGCATTTTAAATAAAATAGTTAGGTAGTTAAGTATTTAGGTATTTAGGTAAGTATATAAGTATTTTTTAATTGTAAAACACTCTAGAATAAAATTATTTTGAAAACTAAATAACCAATTATAAAAAATTGAAATGTTAAAAGGTGTAATAAATAATAATAAAAGCACAATATCACCAAGCACACAAGATTTGAAATGTCATACAACGCAGAGTTCGGCCCTAGTACTAGAAGAGAAGGTAATAAGTTGAAATATAAGGAAATAGAGCGCAAGTTATACAAGAAGGAGAAGAGTCAAAGAAAGGAACAAGAGAGAAGAGAAAGACCATCCTCATGCAGGCTTGGTAAGACCGAAAAGAAGGCACTTCATATGCGTGAGAAGGTCTTAGAGGACGATAATATCTCTGCAAATCCAGAGTCAGAGCCAGCAATTGACGAGATAGAAAGCAGCAGAGTGATTGAGAGAAAGCTTAAGAGACCTAGACGTAAGGTGAGTCTTCATGTCTTGAAGAATAATATTTATGAGATAAGCAACGTTGAAGAGGACCAGGACCATTGGAGAAATTATGAATACAATGAGGAAGAATATGATGGAAAGATTATCAAGAGTAGGAATATAAGATCATATGAAATGTCAATGCAAGACCAAGAACAAGAAAAATTATATTCGCAGTGCAAGATACAAAATAAAATCTCATTAATGCGCTTAGGTATAATTTATTATTTATTTGAATAATAAATTATGATGAAGAAAAATATAAGTAGTTAAATAGTTAAATAGTTAGGTAGTTAAATAGTTAGGTAGTTAAGTAGTTAGGTAGTTAGGTAGTTAGGTAGTTAAGTATGTATTTGTATATTTTTATTAAAACATTATAATAAAATGTATAATAAAATGTATAATCAAAATATGTATAAAGGTTTAACCAAAATGAATTTGATATTATATAAAATATTTTTATCTAATATTTATTATATAAAATGTTAAGTATAAGAAATTTATTTAAAAAAAAATATGTTTTCATAATATTCATAATATTTATTTTTTTAGCATTGTTATTTTTATTAAGATATAATTACAAATATGTTGAAAAATTTGGCGGAACAACTGACAGTGCAGCATTTGAATTACCAAATATAAGAAGATGGACATTTTCTCAATCTAATACTAACTGGTATAGAATTGTTCAAAATGGTCCTAGATTCAATTTTAGGGATTTTGGATTTACACTTCCTAATTCACAATTAACTATTGCATTTTTGTTTACAAATTATAGAGGTCAGGGATATTGGCGAAATATTTTCCGTTTTACAGATACAAATAATAATTGTTGTAATGCAGGAGATAGAATGCCTGCTGTATTTGTACATCCAGATAATACAAATAATTTTCATATAAGATTTACAACAAGTTCTAATGCTAATGATGGTTTGGATTCTGGTATTTTACTACCAATGGGAATACCTGTATTTATTGCTTTAGTATTTAGTGGTAATACATTTAATTTATATATTAATAATATTATGGTTTTTACAAGAACATTTGCTACTATAAGAAATAGAGATTCAAATACTGTTTTACAATTTGGTGATAATTTTCATCAACAAGATGGAAATCTTTATATTAAAAATTTTACACTCTATGATGGAGCATTAAGTCAAACAAATATTAATAGTATTTATGATAATTTAAGTGAAGGCCCTGATGGTCCTGCTGGTCCTGCTGGCCCTGCTGGTGCTGCTGGCCCTGCTGGCCCTCCTGGTGCTGCTGGTCTTGCTGGTCCTCCTGGTCCTGCTGGTCCTGCTGGTTCTCCTGGTCCTGCTGGTCCTCCTGGTCATGATGGTTCTCCTGGTGAACCTGGTCTTATTGGTCCTGAAGGTCCTCCTGGTCATGAAGGTCCTCCAGGTCCTGAAGGCCCTCCTGGTCTTGAAGGCCCTCCTGGTCTTGAAGGTCCTCCTGGTCTTGAAGGCCCTCCAGGTGTTGAAGGTCCTCCAGGTCCTGAAGGTCCTTCTGGACAAGGAAGACTTTTCCTCCAGGTTGCTAGAAGAAATTAATTATGTATTTGTAATCTGATTTTTTTCTTAAAATTCTCTTCATCATTAAATAAATACAACTTGTATTTACTTACTGAATAATTCTCTAGATTATCTCTCATGGTAACTCGTGATGTCATTTTAAGTTCGGGTAAATATACAATATATTGATAAAGACCATCATTTCTAATAATTTTATCAAATGCATAACCGTCATAAAGTATATCCATAATATCAGGATTTAAATTACACATATATAATAAAGAACAGTCATTTTGTACTTTTCTAATAGCACGCATGGTTACATTGATATATTCCAAATCATTAATCCATTTATCATAAAATTTACCAGCATCTTCAGATAATTCAATCAATCCACTTGTCTGCTGAAATTTGATCATATTGAGTAAATCTACCAGTCTCCTAATAGGTGAAGTAATATGAATATATGCTTCCATCTCAAGAAGGTCATGAGATAAGGTTTCTCCCTCTTTCAAAGATGCAACATCTAAATACTGACCTGCACTGCTATTCCATATTTTAATAAACTTCGCTACACTTTCAGGTAGCTGTAATGGTAATGAAAATTCACGCTTGATAGCTGTAGAACGAAAAATCCCACTATTTTTTGTCACTAATTCTTTTGCACAGTTATAATTCATTAATATCATTAAATAACTTACTACTTCGTGACTATTGCGAACATTATTAATATATTTATATTTACTTGATAACTTGTTACAAAGAAGAAATAAATCTTGATAATGAGAAGAACCGAGTAAAGCAGGTTCTTCGTAACAATAATTTTTTGAAACACGAATTTTGCAATTGGAATATTTGATTTCAATAATTTCTGAATTTTTGATAAAAACATCCATTACAAAGGCTAAACGAACTGTCTTCTCCTGAAGACTGCACAAACAATCCGATAAAATAGTAGGTAACATTGGCCTTTTCCTATCCGGCAAATAAATAGTACTGATTCGGCGAGAGAACGAATCCCATAAACCTAAAATATCCATCCATAAAGTAACATTTGCAATATAAATGCTTATACATTCAATATTATTATCAAGATTTCTAATACTAAACCCATCATCAAAATCTAGACTGTTATGAGGGTCAATAGTAAAAACATGATAATCAACAGTTCGGTCTTCAATGTTAGGATATCTTGCGCTGATATTTTCAATGAAGGCATCATGAGGTTGAGATTTCAATGCTTTGCTAGTGTCTTTTGTGAATTTTTGAATAGATGCATTTAAACTTTTACAATAAAGTTGATATTCATAGAAATTATCCAATATGTCAACTGAACCAATAGTTTGTACTAATACACCATAAGGATGTTTATCTGTCCATTCAGAAAAATGAAATGTTACATATAAATTTTGAAATACTTTGGAGAATCCCATGTTCTTCATTTCATATGGTATCAAGAAAGCAGGTATTCTTACATCATCAGGTATGCATTTGTATAAGAGTTTACCATTTTTACTGCGACCATATGTTTTATTGCCTTTTAAAACAAGTACTCCTGCAATAGAGTCATAATTAATAATACTAGAATGAACTAAATTTATAATAGGTTTTTCTGAGTTTGAATCAAAAGTAAAGACATCATTTGTAAATAATTTATGTTCTGCTGGATTGATTGGGAGAGAAACTTCGCGAAAATCATGTGTTGTGTAAAAAGTCCAACTGGTATAAGCACGGTCATTAATATTGACCTTGTATAATTGATCCATAATAATATTAATTATAATATTAATATAGCTTTAATTTGTTTGTATAAGTTTTATTTTGATTTCTTGGAAAAATTGAAACATAATCTTTGATTTATATTTATTGTACAAATCAAAGAATAACATAATGCAGTGCACAACAAATAATATCATTGAGAAATTTATTAAGAAAAATCCTTATCCAGAATTTAAAGAAATGGAAGAGCTTCAATCTATGAGATTAGATTTGGACTCGGAATATTGCATATTTAATCATAATTTATGTAAAAGAGTGTACAGTTCAATGCATCACCCAGATAACAAAAATTATGTGGATGAATGGGTAAATTCAATTAAAAATCTTGGTGGTTCTCAAGCTCTCAAATGCAATTTGGAGAGTATGTTATTATTTAGCCCAATTGCACAATGTAAAGAGGAAGAAGTTTTGAAAAAGTTTAAGGAAATCTATGATTATGTTATCACTCAACTCAATTGAGTAATTATCCTCCTAAATGGATAATAGTGATTTTATTTCAGTTGTATATTATTATTTTATTTGCATTTTATTTGCATTTCTTGGATTTCTTTAATTTTTTCTTTAATGTGTTGGATTTCTTTAATTTTTTCTTTAATGTCTTGGATTTCTTGGATTTCTTGGATTTCTTAGATGTCTTGGATTTCTTTAATGTCTTGGATTTCTTTAATGTCTTGGATTTCTTAGATTTCTTTAATGTCTTGGATTTCTTGGAAATATACCCTCCTGATAAATATTTATAGTTGTCTTCTATAATGTTAATAGCCACAGTAATTCTATCAACTAATAACGGAAATTTTTCTTTTAATCTTTCTATATCTACATGATATTTATTTGAAATTATTATTGACATTCTTTCTAATTTATTTATTTCCTCTTCATTAATTTTTTTAGAATTCAACAACTTCTTTATAATTTTAAGTTGAGAAATAGGATTAGAATCGGATGTCCAAAGATATTCATCTGGGTCTTCAATATCATAATCATTTATTAGTTTTTTAATCTCATCGTTAATTTTTCTCCTCTCTAATTCATTTAGAATATATTCTCTAGATACAGGTCCTGCTCCACCTGTTCCAAATGTTGGTGATCTTGACTCTGTTTCTATTGGTAATACAGGTTCTTCATAACTTTTTATTGGTAATACAGGTTCTTCATAACTTTTTATTGGTAATACAGGTTCTTCATAACTTTTTATTGGTAATTTATTTTTATTGTTTGCATTAGTCAACTTTATTTTAAATAATTCACTATTATCAGCATCAAAAAGTTCATTTTCTGAAAAAAAATCTATTACTGTTCTTAAATATTGTAATTTTTCTTCTTCTAATTTATCTAAAGATTTTGAATTAAATATTTCAAATAAATAATTAATCACTAAATTACATGCATTTCTTCCTAATTTTGATAATTTCAGAAATTTTAAAATAAGCTCTTTTAAATTATTTTTTAAAATGATTTCTTCTATAAATTTTTTTATAAATTTCAAATCGTCTATTGTAACTGTATTAATATCAGCATTTAAATTTTCAATTGCAGTTAATTTGTTTAATATATTCTTTAATGAATTAATAGTACTAGGAAAAGAATAACCTGTTGCATAAAAAAGACGTTTACTTAATGATGCTGTATCATTCTTTGTCCACTTACCAATTGTTGTCTGCTTATCCATATATATATTAAGTGTAAAAAAAATTTAATAATCCTAAATGGAGGATAGTGTCTTTATTTCAGTTATCATTGTGGTATCATCTCTATCTTTTATTTCATCAGATTGAATATTTGTTGCATTATTAGGTATTGGTTTAGAAAGTTCGCTAATAGGTATTTTTTTCAATACATCGCGCTTTACATTTTGCTGTTGAAGAGCATACATGCATATATGAGGTGTGATAGCAATATTGTTCATGTAAGTGCGGTAAAAAAATGTACTGATACTAGAATCTTTACTAAATTTAATGCTATACCACCAATAAGCAGGTATATGTAAAATCTTACCTGCATTCAAGGTAATATCTAGACACTTTATTTTATCAAAATCCGCACTGTATTGTGGTTGAACAGACCAAGGATTCACAGGTGACCTGAACTCAAAATTTTCGTAGTCGTTAATAAGAGACAAGTAACGAGATGATTTAGGTGGTGCTAACTTGAACTGAACTGTGCCCTGAGTTACCAAGAAATAATTACGGAAATTGATTTCATGACGAAATGGGGTGACAGTTCCATCAGAACCCATTAAAATATCGTAATAACAATTAGATACCATTCCTGGGCGGATGAATTCGTCATTATATTGCATATGTTTAATGACACCAGATTCCTGTAAGAAATCCATATTATTTTCAGAATAATAAGTGGATTCTTTATCCTCGGTGAATAATTTTACAGCAGAATGTAAAGGTAGTGGCATATAAATTTCACTGGTATAGTCAGTATCTTTTGCATTACGAATTTTGATTTCAAAAGCGTGATAATTTTCTAATATCGCATTTTTGCTAGATGTCCTCAAGACATTATCATTATCTTGGTCAAATATGATAGGTTGCCGAAGATCGCATATTTCCTCTAATTTATCCTTTGATGCTTGTTCAATTTCATATACTTCAAGGTCATCACTGGTTTTCATATGAAAATGAACATGCAGATACATAAATAAGACGAGACAAAAAATGAAGAATGCAATAAATAATTTTAACATAACTAATAAAAAATCATAATAAATTTTTATTATTTATACGCTTATTTTTCATATTCCTCATATTTTTCATATTTTCCATATTTTTCATATTTTTCATATTTTTCATATTTTTCATATTTTTTATTATAAATAAAAATTGAATATAAATATAACTAATATTATAAATTATATAATACCAGATATGAGTGATATGAATTCTATAAGTGAGTTGAATGTGGCGAGTATCACAAATAAAGAAGCTTTGAAGGATAAAATACACGAAATACATAACTATCTTAGAAATAATGGTGCTGGTTATGGTATGAATGCATTAAAAGTATTTAATATAATTTATGGATTAAAAAAAATAGAAGAACATGGATTATTTGATAAAGTAAGTTTGAAGAAACCTGATTGTGAGTTTTCATACTTGTTGAATTTAGCAAATGAAAATAAAGACGAACAATTGGCAGATTTAATTTTTGGAAATGTTTTGCAATCAATTTGTAATAGTGAATTGTTTGAACTACTATTTTATGAAATACCACAAAATATTAGAGGTTCTGTATTTGTGTATCTTATAAAAGAAATTGATAAAATTACTAGCATTGAAAAAACGTGCAACGTATTATTATCTGGTAAAATTTATGAATACTTTATTGGTAGAGATGAAAGTGCAATCAGTGAATTAGGAGCATATTTTACAGATAGACATATTGTACAATATATATTATCAAAATTAAATCCATCAATAAATGCTGATGGAACAATATCAACAATGATTGATATGTTTGGTGGTTCTGGTGGTTTTACTACTGGATATATTAATTATTTAAATGAAAAATATCCAAAAATAATTAACTGGGAAACTGAAATAAATAAGATTTCACATTACGATATGAATGAAGATGTTATTAAATCAGCAGGGTTAGAATTCTTCTGTTTAACTGGGGTATTGCCTAACATGAATAATTTAAAATATAAAAATTCATTTGCAGATGAATTTAATTGCCAAAAATATAAATTAGTTCTAACAAATCCTCCGTATGGTGGAGATAAGAGTTTTAAAACAGAAACCCAAAGTAAAAGGGATAAAGTAAAAGAATATATTAAAAATGAACTTCTCAATACTACAGATGAAGGATTAAGAATTAAGAGACAAAAACAATTAAAAAAAATAGAAGCACAAGAAAAACAAGAAAAAAAAGAACAAGATAAATCAAAGGTTTGTGTTAATTCATCTAGTCTTAGAATTCAAAAATTTGCAAAAGACAATGAATTAAAAGGAAATGATAAAGAAAGTTGTTCTCTTATGTTGTTGATGGATATTGTTGAAGTTGGTGGAACTGCTGTTGGTGTTTTGAAAGAGGGAGTGTTCTTTAATAAAACATATACAGATTTAAGAAAATGTTTGGTTGAAAAATTTAATGTTAGAGAAATTATTAGTCTTCCTCAAGACCAATTTGAAAACACCTCAACTAAAACTTCGGTTGTCATATTTGATAACATTGAAGAAAAAACGGCTGAAATTAAATTTAGTGATTTAGTTGTTGAAAGATATACAGAAGATAAATTTGCTGAAGTATTTGGTGATATTGTTATTATAGAAAATAAAGGTGATATTTCAACAATAAGTGAAAAATTAAACACGATTGTGTCAGTAGAAGAAATTTTATATAATGATATATGTTCATTAGATGGTAAAATATATAATAAGAAACAATTGCATATAAGTAGTCATTATGAATTAGTTAAATTTTCAGATATATATGAAAGTATAAATAAAAAATCTAAACTTACTAAACAAAAATACAATTATGTTGAGATTGGGGATATAACAAATAATATGTTATGTCATTTTACTGCATATGATACAAAAGAACTACCAAATAAAGCAAGTATTCAAGCTGATTATGGTAATATATTAATATCATGTGTAAGACCAAAACCATCAAAAATTTTGTTTATTTCTGATGATTTTCCTGATATAGAAAATTTTGTATTTTCAGGAGGTCTAGCGAATATAAAACTAAAGGATAAAAATATAGCAATTTATATTTATGCAATGTTATATATTTTATCTGAGAATTTTGAAAAAGATTTATGTACTGCAAGTCAATATCCAAGATTTAATTATAAAAAATTAGAAGATTTAATGATACCAATTCCAATCTGTAAAGAAAAAATGCAAGAATGGATAAATAAATTATCAAGTTCTTATAATGAAAAAAATGAAAAACAGTTTAAAATTTGTATAGAAGAATTAAGAACCGAATCTATTATGGATCTAGATTGTAAATTAAATATTTGCGAAGAAGGGTTAAATAATGTTAATAGTATATTTAATTTACAAGAATCAAAAACTAATAAAAAGGTTAAAAAAACAAAGATAAAACCAATTCTAAAAGTTGAGGAAGAATAATCAATTATCTTCTTCTTGAATTATAAAATTTTAATTCAGATGTAATATTCGTAAAATCTTTATAATAATCAGCAGGTTCTTTGGGTAAATTATTATACATATTACAAGCTATAAAATAATCTTCTAATTTTTTTATATTTTTTTCTTTGCAAAAATTTATCCACTCTTGTTTAGATTGAATAAATTTTGTAGTATCAATTCCAAGAAAATCATACCAGTTATTCCATAATCCTTCTTTTTTATATATGTTTTCTGGGTCTAATGACAATCTCTTATCTATTTCACATAATTTGTAATACTCCTCTTTACTTTGTAAATTTTGGTCTTTTATTATTATTTTTGCTGCTTCATAGGTTGTTCCAAGTGAAATATTCCTATTATATGAGTCTAATAAATCAAGAAATACCGATTTCATTTCTTCACTACCTGAATAATCAATAAAATAAGGTTTTTCATCAGATGTGGAAGAAGGAGAATAACTAAATACTCCAATATCATCAAATGTTATCTCAATATCATGAATCAAATATTTAAGAACTTGGAATATTTTCTCATATGGATTTGTTTCTTCTTCAATGCCATTTTTACTAGTATGTAATGCAATAATTAATTCTTTTTCTTTATTAGAACCATTCTCACCTAATCCATCTGAACGAATACCACGACCAATACATTGAATAATATCTTGAATAGATACTTTTGGGTCACTGAAAGATAAGTAATCTAATTTTATGAAATCATATCCCATATTGTATTTCTGTACAACATACCCCATGTTATTTGGCATTTTCTCAAATTCCACAACATTTCTATAATCATACCCCAAGCAATGTTCAATTTCTTCAAGTATTTGCTCTTTTTCTCTCTTAAAATCATCTCCAATTAATAAGAATGGTTTAATACAAGTGATTCCTGATTTGTATTTCAAATAATGTTGATGAAATAATTCATATGCATTATTTTGATTATGATGAAAACTAAATCCATAATTCCTATTTTTTTCTTTAAAATCATACAAAATATAAGATGCTCTATCTATACTTGTTTTTACTCTATTTTCATAAACATATGGCTTAATAGATGCAAGCCATTTCATATCAATTAGTTGTTTAATTTTAACAGGCGAATAAAGAATTCCAAAGATTGATTTATTTTCTTGGACAATTTTTTTATCTGGAGATGCAGATGTAAATATCCTATTTCTAATATTATTTTTATTCAATAAACAAAATCTTACATGTGGTTCTTCTAACAATTCTCTAGTCCATCCTTCAATTCCATAATGAGCCTCGTCAAACCAAACATCAATATTATTTATATTAGATGATATAAGTTTTTCGTAAATTTTCTTTATTGTTTGAGTGCAACAAATCAAAATCTTTTTACCTTTTTTTAATAAAAACTCGTCAATATTATTATTTTCTGAATAATTTAAAATTGAATATTTATCTTTTAATATTTGTAAGTATTTATCTGAAATATTTTGGGAATTTACAATTTTTCTAGGTGATAATATAAGAATAAAATTGCTTTCTAATTTTTGAAATATATTATAAACTATATAACTTTTACCCCCTCCAGTTGGTAACTCAATATATATTTTATTCTCTCTATGAATAATTTCTAATGCCATATTTATAGTTGAAATCTGATAATCTCTCTCTTTCCATTGATGTATTTTACATTTTTTATTTCTTATAGTTTCTGCAAATTTTTGTAGTGCCTTTTTTAAAGTAATACTTTCTTTTAATTTTTTCAAGCGTTCAACTCTTTCCATTTTATTAATTTCCTCTTCAGAGAGAAGTGTGTAATTAACTCTAAGTAATTTTAAATAATGTTCAACAGTATCTATGATACATCTATCATAAAATTCTGTTCCTCCACCTAAAACATATTTATGATAAGGTTTAAAATAATTTTTCATTAATCTGTCCAGTTTGTGCATGTCTTGCAAAGGTATTTTGAAACCTTTTATGAATGTCCCTGGAATTGGCTCTCCTGTAATATAACCACAACCCCTATCTTTCAAAATTGCACTAATTCCAAGTTTTATAACTTTTTCTATTTGAAACCATTTATTATCTCTCAAATAAACAAAACCGTATTCTTGTTGAGTTGTTTCAAACTTGCTTAAACTCATTCAGTATATTGTATTTTTACTAATTGAATACATTATTTAATCAATTTTTTTATTTATTTTATTGTAAAAAATAGAGTTTATAAAATTAATCATCATCATCAATTCTAGGTGCCATATAAAACATAACAACACTATCTTCACCTAAATCATATTTAATTCTGAGAGGATAATCCTTGCTAATTGAAAACCCAATATCAATAGACAGCTTAGAACTCAAACACATTTTATGTATGTAATTCAAACTATAAGAAATATCAATAATCTCTCCTTCACTTATACTGAACTCATTCAAATCATCTATTTGAATATTTACTGCCATCTCTCCTCCTACTCCTTTGGAAATAATATCAATCTTATCTTCATTGCATTTCACATTCATTATATCTCCAAAAATAAGCAACTGAGTGCATAATTCACATATTTTCTTTGCTCCAATAGAAAACTCTGCATCATAATCAACATTTGGAATATTTAAAACCTCTGGTTCAAAATCAGTGAGGGGTAATTTAAAATATTTATTATAATCACCTGTTTCTTGCTGACATAATAAATCAATAAAAATTGCATCAACTTTACCCTCATAATGAATATTAAGACTGGTCTTATCTTGACTCATTGCAATTATATTATAAAAGAATTGACTACAAAGACATATACATGAATCATCAGATGAGAAATATTCATATGTATTAAACCAAGATGAAAAAATTTTAATATCAAAAAGACAAATATGGGATTTGTCCATGCCTTGAATATAAATATGGTCATCATTGAAATTTATGCAAATAACAGATGCTGCATTTTTAAGAAGCTGGAAAAGTGAAATAAAAATATCCTTCTTGCTCTTATCAACTATAGATAACTTCATTCTTATTAATGATATAGTAAATAAGATTTAAGTGATTTATTTATTGTATTTATTATATACTCCATTTTATTTATAATAAGTTGTGTAATAATTTATTGGACCAATGCATACAAGTGCGCTTTTTTGAGTTGAGGGTTATTTAAATCCTCAAAATCATAATCATAAGCAGAATCTGGTATAATCATATTTACATCGCCAGGTTTCATCTTCATAAACTCATCAACTCTCTTCTGATTAATTGCATTCTTCTGAGCAATGCTATCATTCTGAATAATATCATCCTTCTCATGATTAGTATAATTATTCTTTTTAT